GTCTGACCGGGAGGCCCCGTTGGGGTCCCGGAGGATCAGGCCGCCTACCAGTTCCGCAGCCGAGTAGGTCACCGCCGCGGCCGTGTCTTTGGTCGTCACAGTCGTGACCTGCTGGACGCCGTCGGTGATGGCGGGACACATCCCCAAAAGCAGACAGCTCCCGAGGTCGTCTTCGGCGCCGGTCGCCTCCACCACGACGGCCCGCGCGTAGGCGAGGGCGGCGGCGTTGTTCCGGCCCTTGCCGGCGTCGGTCGCCGATACGTATTCCGGACCGATGAAGGTTCCGATCCCCAGGGCGGCGTTGGCCTCGAACTTCGAGACGCCGATCACCCGGACCACGGCCGCCTCTCCGGCTGCCGGGGCGTTCTGCAGGATGCCGACGGCCACTTCCGAGGCGCTGTCCGGACGGCGAACCTGGCCGCTGGAATTGAGCACCACAAACTTGAACTGGTCGGCGGAGAGGTCCTCCGCGGCCGGCCAGGTCAGATCAAGAATCTTGTTCTCCGTTGCCATGTTTCCTTTTCCTTTCCGCGGTTACCCGCCGATTTCCTGTTGATATTCCCGGACGAGATCCGGGTTTTCCCGCTGCACCTCGGCAAAGGCGGCGACATAGGACAGTCCCTTGTCGGCCTTCATCTTGCCCTGGATCAGGGCCTCCACCTTCGCCCCGGCACTCCCCGCGCCGCCCGCGTCCTTGTCGCGGGTCGCCACTTCCCCGAATGCCGCCACCCTGGGCAGCTCCTCGGCGAAAAAGGCCTTGAAGCGGTCGTAGAGGGTCGCCTTCGTCTTCTCCTCCCCGAACTCCAGGACACCGTCCTGCTCGGCAAAGGCGGCGAGGAACTCCGGGACGCCGAACGTCACCATCGCCGGGGTCATCTTGCCCTCTTTGACCATGCCGGCGCACCAGGCGTCGATCTCCGCCTTGCGGGCGGCGACGCGGTCTTTCCTCTGCTGTTCGGCGAATTCGGCCTGCACCTTTTCCCGTTCCGCTTTCGCGGCTTCCGCGGCGGCCTGCTTCCTCGCCGCTTCCAGATCCGCCTCGGAGAAGGCGGGCCCGGCGGCAGGCGGGTCCTTCTTCAACAGGCCGCCCAGCTTCTCCAGAAACTCGTTCATCTTTTCTTCCATTGACATTTTTCCTGTCCTTTCCGCAGAGTCGTCTGCAAATTCAAAGGTAACGCTTTCCCCTTCGTCGAAGGCCCCGATGTCGGGCAGCCCCTTCACCGCCGGGGGCATGGCGCCCAGAAACCCCACGTGCCGCAGGCGGCCGTCGGGATAAAACGCGGCGGAGCGCTTCTTGAAAAGCCCCTTCCGCACCATGTCGGCAAACTCCGGCTGCACCTGCCGAAACTTCGCCAGCAGCAGGTCGCCCTCCTTCTTCAACCCTTCCACCCAGCCCCAGGCAGGGGCGTTTTCCACCGGGTGGCCGATGACCACGGGCGGCTCGTGCTCGGCCGCGTTAAAACTCGCCACGGCCTTTTCGATGAGGGCATTCCCGTCATGGACCCTGCCGGCGCTGTCGGTCTGCCTTCCCCCCCGAAAAATCGGAATCCAATCTTCAAAACCCATAAAAACCCCTCCAGCCCGAAATCAGATTTCCCCGGAAATAGCTTTAAACATACTTTAAATTTTGAGTTCGTTTTTTGCGCGACTGTTTGTTCATACCTGATACAGACAGGCGCTTACAGGGCAAATTTGAGCGCCGTTTTTCCGCCAAAAGACCTCAAAAGGGTCCTCCAGTCTGTCACCGATTTTGTTTTTCCTGATGGCCAACGTTAATTTTCTTCATAAAATGAACCCCTTAAAGGGTGGCTTAAGAAGGCAAGTGAAAAAGCCCTAAACCGTTCCCTCCAGATACCGCGTCACGATCCCCGCAATCCGCTCGCTGTCCTCACTGCTGATCCCCAGATAGGGCCGGGCGGGGATGCGGATTTTGCGGCCCCTTCCCGCCGGGCCGCCCAACTGATGGATGGCGCCGTAAACCTTGTTCGTCCCCACAGCCACGCCGTGCGTCCCGAACAGCTGGGAGCGGATGCTCCCCCGGAGGTGTCCCAGCTCCGTCAGGATCTTGGAATGCTGCTTGCGCTTCAGGGTCGCCGGGGAGAGGGCCGCCCAGGGCTTGCCGTCGGGAGCAGGCCCCTGACTGTCGAATCTCGCCTCCGTGGACTTCACCAGATCCTCGCCGATTGCCCGCAGCGCCGGAGAGAGGTCGCCCATTTTCCGGGCCAGCCGGTTGAGGGCGTCCATGACGGGTTTGTCTTCGATTCGAATGGTGATGTCGGGCATCGTCTTTTCCTATTGACTTTTCGCGGCGGGGAGCCGATATTACTTTAAAGGGTTTGCTGCGGTTGATCGGCAGGCTGCCGACGCCTTCGAGGATTCATCCTCGATGATGAGCGCTACCGGGGATTGTTGCCACACCGGAGCCGCATCAGCGAACCCTTTCATATTTTGTCCTCACGTTCCGCTCGGCAACCTTATCCGTGGTTGTGAACAGGGTGAGAAAGAAGTTCTCCCCTCCGTCTTTGGCCCGTTTCACAGCGGCGCGGTACAATTTCCCATTCCTCCACAGATAGATCACACGGTCGTTGCCTTTGCGGTAAACCTCCCCGGCATCCACAATCTCGGGAATCATCCTGTATTCCGGAAGCCCGATATCCGGATGACTTCCCAGATGTTCCTGAAGCGTCTCCTGGGATAACCAGACCGTCTGAGTGGTTGTTCCGAGGGCCTTCTTTGTTGTCTCATCGAGGACCGCCACCGGGAAGTCGTCCTGAATCTTTCCGGCGAAGAAGCGTTCAAACGTCGGGCTCTTCAGAAATTCCCCCATCCATTTTCGGGAGATGTCCGCGGGCAATGTCTCGAACTTGTTGTTCAGTACCCGGTAGTCCTTCCCCGCCGCCTTGCCCACGTTGTACCCCCAGCCCTTGTCGATCCCGACCGGTTCGCCCGTCTTAGGGTTGATCGGGGAAGGCGGGGCCTCGCCCTTGCCGTTCTTGCGGGCCTGCGCATGTTCTTCCTTCGAGGCGGCGAAAACCTTGCACTTGCAGCCCCAGCCGTTGGGGACGTAATGGGTATCCCACCAGGGATCGTCCGCCGGCAGCGTCGTCCCGTCCCAGGACTGATGCAGGGGGCGGGGATGAACGCTGTCGCCGTGCCGGTAGACCAGGTAGCCGTAAAACTTCAGCACGTCCGGATTGGTGAGCTGCGCCCAGCGGCCCGCGGCGTGAGCTGTGCGGAGATTCGTGGAGTAGATCACCTCGCTGCGCCAGTTGCGGGACCCCTTGTAGCTCCAGCCGTGGGTCTTGACGATCCGGTCGAAGTCTTTCCGGAATTCCGCCAGGGTGGTCCCGTCCGCAATGGCCTTGTCCACGGCGGTCCGGAAATCGGCCAGGAGATCCGCCTTGTACGCCCCGGCGATCATGAAGCCCTTGGCGTGCTGGCCTTTCCACAGATCGTCCCACTTGGCCGTGGGGATGTTCAGCTTGTTTTTAAAGAACGATTCCGCCTCCTGGAAAGGCAGTTTAAAGACCGTTAATAATTGCGGATCGATGTCCCCTTCAGCGAATTTCAGGCTTTTTTTTTACCGTCGAGGATTTCCGTCTCGCCCGCGACTTCGTAACGGCCGGACAGCTCCGCCAGCATCATTCCCCTCGCGATGACCGCCCCCAGTTCCGCGGGAGGCATCTCGCCATAGAGATCGAGGATGCCGTCCCGCAGCTCTTCCAGGCTTGCGGCCCTGTCCACCAGGCGTTTGAGGGGCGCCATGTACAGGCTGTCCGTCACGGGACCAGCCTCTTCCGCCACGCGTTCCGCGATCCGGTCGGGGGCGTCCTTGTCATCCCGTCCTTCCGCGAAGGCGACGGGGGACTTCCTGCCCGGCGCTGTTTGTTGCGAAACGTCCGTTGCCGGTTGCGCCTGCCTGCCGCCCACGGTCTCCTCCCCCTCCTCGGGAATCGGATAGCCGTAGGTCTCGTAAAAATGCCGCTTCGGGATATTCAGGCCGATATCCACGGCCACGGTCTTGTCGATTTCGCTCTGTTGCTTCAGATCCGGCTTCGGGGCGGCATAGGTCTTGATTTTCGGGTAATCCGTCACGCCGGGGAAATTGTAATCCACGATCCACCGGATCAGGGTGGCGTTGAGGCAGGCGTCGAGCAGGTCCGCGTCGGATTCGATGATCTCCTGCCGCACCTCGTTATGGATCTGGCTGGCGGCCAGCGAGCCGCCGCCCTTGAGTTCCGTGGTCAGGTTCTGTCCCAGTACGGCCTTGGAGATCTGCCGGTCCATGAAGTCGGCGAAGCCTTCATACGTGGCCGTTCCCGAGCGGGAAGCCTCCAGGTATTCCGCCGTCATGTCCTCGGGAATCGTGATGGAGGTCTCGTTCTGGATGGCGTCCAGGGCGTCCAGGAGATCGCTCTTCGCCTGTTCCGACGCCCCCGCCGGGTACTTCCCGACGGCGGTGGGCATGCCGAACTTATCCAGAAAGGTGAGCCAGAACTTGATGCCGTTTTTCTTGAACCAAACCGGCCACCAGAGGATCTGCCCCAGCCCCCTGCCATAGGGATTGTCGGAATCGCCGTGCGTCATGACGACGAACTTGCGGGGCGGCAATTCCTCCCCGTCGATTAGGTTCTCCGGTGTCAGCAGGCGCAGCTCCCGATTTGGGGTGAAGAGAAAGCGCCGGGGATGCTTGCCCAGCAGGCGGTCGATGACGATCCTCCCGTCTCTGACACTCCAGAGGACTTCCAGGACATAGTAGCCGTAAAGCAGGCAAAGCAACAGTTCCGCACGGGCCTGGTCGAAGTTGCAGTTCTCCAGTACCCCGGAAACGAAATCGGCGATCTTCTGTTCCTGCGTCAGCGCCGGATTGCGGCCGGGCCGTTTCGGAGAGCCCGCAGGGACGATCTCCCACTCCTTGCCCACCACGGCCTGAATGCGCTGCTGCAGGACGGCGGCGGCATGGGCGTCGCGGGCCACCTCGTCGTAGAGCTTCAGCCCCCGGCCCGCCGCTTCGGTGCGCAGGACGGGATCGGGGTTCTCCAGCAGGGTCAGCCAGCCGGCGAAGACGTCGATATCCTTGCGGATCGTGGCGACTTCATTGACGGGGACGGATTTCAAAGCCGGCCCCCTTTTGTTTAATGTCTCGTCCGTCATGCCTTGTTCCTCTTCAGCCGTTCAGATAGCGGTTAACGGTTCGTCCGGATGAAACGCGCCGCTTGCCGGAGGAAGCGAACTCGATGACGCCCCCCGCGTCCGCCGCCGCGTAAATCCCCAGAAAGCAGGCCCAGGCCCGGTCGGCGTGCCCGCTGCTGTCCGCATCCGCCTCGAAGCGCACGCTCCCCGTGGGAGTGGTAACCTTGCGCAGCTTGTGCAGGTCGGCCCGAAGGTCGGCATCCCCCGGGGGAATCCGCACCTTGCGGTCCTCAAAGGCCTGCTTGGCCGTCACGGCCAGAATCTGTTTGTTCGCGCCGGTGAACAACACGCCTTCCACGCGGTTTGATCCATACCGCCTTTGCGCATCCTCGACCGGTTTTTCCCCCATGCCGGTCTGGTCCATGCAGAGACGCAGCACCCGGTATTTCCCGAAAAGCTCGTCCATCACGGCATCCTGTTCGGCGAAGCTCGCCCGCTTGCGGACGGCGATCTCCCGCGTCCAGAGGACGTCGCCGACCTTCTCCCAAACCCAGGCCACCCACAGGTCGTTGCGGGCGGCGATGTCGTTGCCGAGAAAGACGGGGCCGCCTTCGTACCGTTGCGGATCGCCCGCCTGTCCGTCCTCCACGGAGTTGATCAGGTCGTAATCCAGCCACGCGGAGGCTTCATCCAGCCACTTCAGTTCATACTCCTGCGCCCAGGCGTCATCGTCGTTGACCCCGGCCCTTAGCTCCTCCACGTTCCGGGGGAGGCCGTCGGCCACGGCGGCGTAAATGTCCGTGACGTGTTTCGACCAGACGGCGTCGTCCGCCGTCATCAGTTCGTAAAACTTGTTGCCCTTGCCGTTGGGGGTGGAAATCACCCGCAGCTTCAGGTCCGACCGGGAAACGATGGGAAACACCGCCTGCCAGATCTTTCGGGAATCCTGATGAAAGGCGAACTCGTCCAGAAGCAGGGAGGCGGAAAAGCCGCGGGCGGTGTCCGGATTGGCAGGCAGGGCCGTGATCCGGCTGCCGCCGGGCAGTTTCACCTCCAGGGCGCGGATGTCCGGTTCCCAATCGTATTCCAGGGCATCGAAGGCAGCTTTAAAGGCTTGTAAATGTCGTTTGATCCCTTCTTCCATCGCCTCGCGGGCCTGCCGCTCCCCCCGGGAGAGGATGACCCAGCGCCGCGCCTTGCCTCTGGCCTCCGCCTCCAGGCAGTCCAGAACGATCTCCAGCGTCGCCGTGAAGGTCTTGCCGCACTGCCGGGCGAACATGCCGATCTTGAACTTGCTTCCGTCGGACAGCCAGCGTTTCTGGTAGGGATAGAGGGTGACGACGCTACGGGTTCGGGACAATGTTGTACACCTCCTCCAGGACCATCTTCAGGGTCTCCTCGGGCAGGCTGGCCCGCACCCGGGTCTCGATGTTGGCCGCGGCCTGTTCGGTCTTTTTGCGGAGCTCCACCTCGTCCATGTGCTTCTTCAGGGGGATGGCCGTCTTCGTGATGTCCGCGATGGCCCGGCCCAGTTTCAGGAAGTCGATATTCTCCGGAGACAGGTCTTCCATGTCCAGCAGCACCTGCAGGATCTTTCCCATATAGATCCGCTGGGAGGCGTCCAAGATCTTTCCGGCGTCGTCGCCGATGTGCTCCGTGAGGGCCGTCGCCATGTCCGTGGCCGCCTTCACCGCCGCCTGGGCGCGCTGGAACCCCTGCCCCCACCGGTGCGCCGCCGAACGGGAAATGTCGTAGCCCTGTTCCTGAAGCCAGAGCGCGACCCCTTCATAATCGGAAAAGCACCCCTCGATGAGGCGCCTCTCGAATTCCTTCCGGACGGACTCCGGCAGCAGGTCGATCTTGGAGCGGCGCGGCATGGCTCACTCCTTCATCAGCTTGATTCCCGGATCGCAGGGAACCGTGCCTTCCTGCACGTCCACCCCCGCCCGGGTGAGTTTCGCCCACCAGAAGGGGCTGTCCGAAGGGCGGCCGATTTCGATGAGCTGCCGCAACTCCAGGTATTCCAGTTCCCGCCGGATCTCCAGATCCGTCATGTCGTAGCCGGAGCGGTGAATCACCTCCTGCAGCGTGTCCTCGTTGGCTCCGAAGGACCGCGCCCGGTGCAGCGTCCAGAGCAGAAACCCGCGCACCCGCTCGCGGACAATACGTTTCAAGTCGATTTCCATGCTATTCCCCCTTTTGTGAGATGGACTTCAGGATGAGCTGCTGCACGTCGTCGATCTTTTCCGCCAGCTTGTCGATCTTGATGTAAACCACCGCCGTGTCCCGCAGATGGTCTTCCCGGCGGACGTACTGCACGGGAAGCTCCGCCTTGAGTTCCAGAAGGGCCCGCTCCAGCTTCCGGTAATCCCGGCCGATGGCCGACAGGCCGGATATCTTTTCTTCCAGGTCTCCGATGCCCTTGCTCAGCATCGACCGCATGACGCCCAGGATCAGCATGCTCCAGGCGGCGACCAGGCCGGCGAGAAACAGGAAGAGGGGCCAGGCGTCACCCATGACGCTTCCTCCGCTCCTTTATCCCCTGGCATTGTGTGCACCGCACGGCGAAGGGCATGACGGCCAGGCGGGCGGCTTCGATCTCCTCGCCGCAGGCCCGGCAGCGGCGCCTTTCCCCCGGTCCCGCTCCTTCCGGATGAAGGCCGGGGTCCCGGCTTTCGCTGTTCCGTCTTCGGTAGTGCTCCTTGAGGGCGATCTCCCGGTGCATGGCTTCATAGTCCTGGGCAAGATCGATCTCGTCCATGAACTACTGCCGCACCGTCCCGCCCGTAACGTTGCTGTCCTTGGCGAACAGGCCGATGAGGAACAGGGCGATCGTGCTGACCGCCTGCCCGACCTCCGCCGGCACACTGAAAATGGGCAGGATCTGCCCCGCCGCCGCCAACAGGCCCGATAACGTCGTTTTCCAGTTGATCATGATGCTTCTCCTTTCAATTCAGGCTGATTTCAACAAATCGGAAGAGCGTC